CATTGATTAAAGGAGCTTTCTGTGGAGATGACAGTATCTTGTACTTCCCAAAGGGGTCTCAATTTCCTGATGTGCAACAATGTGCAAACTTAATGTGGAATTTTGAGGCTAAGCTTTTTAGAAAGAAGTACGGGTACTTTTGTGGAAGGTACATCATCCATCATGATAGAGGCTGTATTGTGTACTATGATCCTCTTAAATTGATCTCTAAGCTTGGTGCAAAACACATCAAGGATAGGGAACACTTAGAGGAATTTAGAACGTCTCTTTGTGATGTTGCTGGTTCGTTGAACAATTGTGCGTATTACACACAATTGGACGAAGCTGTGAGTGAGGTTATAAAGACCGCACCCCCGGGTTCGTTTGTTTATAAATCATTAGTTAAGTTTTTGTGCGATAAAAGGTTGTTTCAATCACTCTTCTTAGATTGAGATGGCTCTTGTAGTCAAAGATGACGTTAAGATCTCTGAGTTTATCAATTTGTCTACGTCCGAGAAGTTTCTTCCGGCCGCTATGACGTCTGTCAAGTCGGTAAGAGTTTCAAAGATAGACAAAGTGATCGCAACTGAGAACGATTCGTTATCTGATGTTGACTTGCTCAAGGGTGTTAAATTGATCGAAGAAGGTTATGTGTGTTTAGCTGGGTTAGTGGTGTCAGGTGAGTGGAATTTGCCCGATAACTGTCGTGGTGGTGTCAGTGTATGTTTGGTTGATAAGAGAATGCTTAGACACGACGAAGCTACGCTCGGTTCATATAAAACTGGTGCTGCTAAGAAGAGATTTGCGTTCAAGCTTATCCCGAACTACAGTGTTACAACAGCCGATGCTAAAAGAAATATCTGGCAAGTTCTTGTCAATATTAAAGGTGTGGCAATGGAGAAGGGTTTTTGCCCATTATCCTTAGAATTTGTGTCGGTGTGTATTGTGCATAAAACAAATATAAAACTTGGACTGAGGGAGAAAATTACAAATGTCTCAGACGGAGGACCCGTCGAACTTACAGAAGAAGTTGTTGATGAGTTCGTCGAATCAGTTCCTATGGCTGAGAGGTTACGTAAATTTCGAGGACGGTCCAACAAAAAGAGTAATAAATTTGTAGAGAAAAATAATAATAAAAGAGGTGATAAGGGTGGTAAATTGTTAAAGAAGATTGATAATGAAACTGAGACGGAGTCATCTGACGCCGAATCATCTTCGTATTAATCATGTCTTACACAATTTCGAATCCGAATCAATTAGTATATCTAGCTTCTGTATGGGCTGACCCAACAGAATTGCTTAATTTATGTACTAGTGCTTTGGGTAATCAGTTTCAAACACAACAGGCCAGAACTACTGTTCAACAACAATTCTCTGATGTGTGGAAGACTGTTCCTGCTACTAATATTAGGTTTCCTAATGCTGGTTTTAAAGTTTACCGATACAATGCTGTTCTTGATTCTCTCATAACAGCTTTGTTAGGAAGTTTTGATACTAGAAACAGGATCATAGAAGTAGAAAATCCGCAGAATCCAACTACCGCCGAAACGCTTGACGCAACTAGGCGTGTGGACGATGCAACTGTGGCCATTAGGTCCGGTATAAATAACTTAATGAACGAGTTAGTTCGTGGCACGGGAATGTACAATCAAGCTCAATTTGAGAGCGTAAGTGGACTGACCTGGGCTACAACTGCGACTTCTAGTTAAGTAATAAAAGGAG